GGCTGGCGCCGAGGTTTCTGCATTCTTCATCCTTCCTTCAGCCTTCAGGCCGCGCGGCGGCCACCATGGACGGCGGCGGCGCTGAGGGATGATTCGCTTCGCGGTCGCCCTCATCCTCTTTGCGGTGCTGTCCTCGCCGACCCGGGCGCAGACCTTTATCCGCAGCCTGCCGACGTCCACCAACGTCACCTCGGCGACCAAGGTGCCCGTCGACGACGCGACCTACGGCACCCGGGCAATCACGGTCAACAACCTGCTGGTCGGCGTGTCGACCAATCCCGCCGTGCTGGCCGCAATCACCAACGTCGTCACCGACGTCTCGACGACCCTGCTCGGCAACAAGCTCGACACGACCAACGGCGTGCCCGTGGTAGCCGGTGTTTCCATCGGCACCAACACCCTAGCCAAGCTGGAAATCAACGGCCTGTTCCCGCTGCCGGCAAACGCCACAAACTACTGGGCGGCCGGCGATTCGTGGACCGCTGGTGAGTTCGTGACGCCGCAGACGTGGACTTCTTCCGGCAGTCCCTACCTGATGTTCTCGCCGCTGCTCTACTGCAACATCCTGAGCACAAACTGGGGGCTGAACCTCACCAATCGCGGCGTCAGCGGCTCGCGCATTGCCCGCACTGGCACCGCACCCAACAGCACGCTCGCGCAGCTAAATGTCATCCCGGCCAGTTGGTCGGGTCTTGTGACCGTGGAACACGGCTACAACGATTCCACGTCCGAGAATTATGGCGCGACGCAGCGCACCCACACGCTATTCCGGCAAGCGGCCGATGCCGTGCTGGCGCGCTTGTTCGCCGCGGATTCAGCCAATGCCCAAGGACTTCGCGCCGACGGCACCACGATTGGTGGCTGGTCGGCGAGCGGCACCGTGAGCGACGCGGGCAACGCCGGCACCGCGCCGTTCCCGGTCGGTGGAGTTTCGACGAACACCGTGCAGCTTCGCACGCTCACGGGTTCGCAGACGGTATCGTTCAGCGGCACCAATGCGTTCGTCGTGTTGGAGAACTCCAGCACTGGCGGCATCGTCGAATTTCGGCAGGGCACAAACATCATTGCCCGCGCCAACCTCGGCACGCCCGGCGAGACGTATTTCCTCCCGCAGGCGCTACTCGCGCCCAATCGCTCCGGCACGTTCACCGTCACCAATGTCAGCGGGACCAACGTGCTGATCGGCGTCGGCTCCGTGGCCGCGCCGACAGCTACCGTCAATCGTCACGTCGTTCTCTGCACGCCCGGCCGGCTGAATGGGCTGCGCTGGAATTCGGTAGCCACGTCCATCGCGGGCGCGTTCACCGTCGCGGTTCAAGACTGGCAGCCCTACAAAGTGTTCCTCGCCGATGTCGCTTCCCGCGTGGACCCGGACACGATGGTTCCTTCCGATGACTTGAATCACCCTGACCCTCGCGGCCACATCGAAATCGCGAAGGCAATCTCCATGTCCACGCGCTCGCCGGATGATTCGCAGTTAAACGCGCCAGCGGCCCGATTCCTGCAAGGCGGCCTGCAAGTTCAGGGTGCTCAGATTTACGGCGGGCAATACAAGGGCGGTCCTTCAGTGTTCCTGTCGATGGCCGCGGACAACAAGGGATATCTCGACTCGTTCGATTATACCACTTCTACCTACTACCCGCTGAACATCCGCGCCAGAAATGTGATCGTGCCGAACTCCGGGGTGACCGTTTCTGGAGGCTTTAGCAGCGTGTCGCAGTATCCCTCCGGAAACTTTACCTCGCTGGCCATGTCTGGCGGTGCGGGTTATCTGGATTCGATCTACTACGATGGTTTTGTTACCACGAGCTACCTCCCGCTCAACCTTCGCGCCAAATCCACGCGCATTTCCGGCGGCGGGCTAACGGTCTCAGCCGGCCCGACCGGAACTAACGATTACCCGGCGGGTGCATTCACCCAACTCGCTGTCGCGGGTTCCGTTGGCTATCTCGACTCGCTTAATTTCACCGGCAGCTCCGCGGCAACCTTCCTTCCGCTGGAAATTCGAGCCAAGGTCACGCAATTCGGCACCGCCGGCTCTGGCGCGGTCACTATTCACAGTGGCTTCAATTCGACCAACGATTACCCGAACGACGATTTCCTCTCGCTCGGCTTCAGCGGTGGTGAGGGTTATCTGGATTCACTCACCAACCAGGCGGGCGTCTTCAGCCTGTTGCCGCTCAACCTGCGGGGCAACCGCGTGCAAATCGGCTCTGGCGGCCAAGGCGGCGGCTTGGTTGTGCAAGGCTCCTTCATTGACACCAACCAGTATCCGGCCGGTGCGTTCACCTCACTGGCCATGTCTGGAAATGAAGCTTATCTCGATGCCAACACCAACAGCGGAACGGCCGTAATAACGGTGCCGCTCAACATCCGCTCGAAAGGCGTGATTGTCTCGCCGGGTTCGCAGGGCATGGGCCTTGCCGTTCAGGGGGCGTATTCAGCAGTCACCGATTACCCGACTAACAAGTTCCTCGCGTTCGCCATCTCCGGCGGCGAAGCCTACGTGGACGCCTATGACCGCACGGGCGGAACCAGCCTAGCGGGACTGCCGATCAATCTCCGGGGCACTCCGGTTCGCATCGACAACGCGCTGGAGTTAGGCAACACCAGCGACACCACGCTTTCGCGCCTGAGCGCGGGGCGGTTGGCCGTTGAAGGTGTGCAAGTCGCACTCGAACCCACCACGGAGACGCTCGCCTACGTGACCACGAACGTCACGATCACCGCCGGCAAGGGGCCGATGCAGCGCAGCCTCCTGACAGTCACGAACAACTTCCAGTTGCTCTGGTCGGGCCTGACGGACAACGACGGCGGCGTGGTGCATCTGATTCCCGCGACCACCAACGTCACGGTGCTTGTCAGTTCCCCGGGCCGCGCTGCGGGCAGCTCCGCCGCGACGGCGACCGGCTCAACCACACTCACGATCACCGGTGCCACGAACGGCTGGGCGGAACTCGCGTGGAGCGTAGTGTCAGTCGGTGGAACCAATCGCGTGTCGGTTAATCTTGGAGCCTACTGACATGACCCGCATCCTCCTTTCCCTCCTGCTCGCGTGGTCCTGCTACGCGCCGACGCCGTTGTTTCTGTTGCAGAACGGGGCGACAACGGCGGCGACTGAGCCGGTCATTTCCGGTTTGGTGCTATCGCTGACCGGCGACACGCTTTCGGCTGGATCGGTGACGACTTGGACCGATGCGAGCGGCAACGGCTACGACTGCACGCAGGGCACCAGCGCATCGCGACCCACGGCCGTCGTAGGGCCCAACGGCAAGATGGTGGTCCAATTTGACGGCGTGGATGATTTCCTGACGGGTTCCAGCATCGTGGTTGGCAATGATGATTTCACCGTGTTAGTGGTCGGCTATGCAGTCGCCGGAACCGCATCTTATGCGCGTGTGATAGCAATGGCGTCCAATGCCGACGACCGCGACTATGCGGACGCGAACGGCTTCCTTCTGGGCATAACAACGGCTCCGCTTCTGCGCGTCTATCGAAGCCTCGCTGACCGCGGCGGAGTCAGCATCACCCTGTCAGACTGGGGCGTCTGGTCCTCGGACTGGTCCGGTTCGCAAAACCTTGTGCGAATCGACAATGGGACGGCGGGAACCGCATCGAACTCCGGCACGTTGAACGCCAACAAATACCGGCTCGGGGCTGCGTTCAACAATGGCATCCTGAGCGGAACATACCTGAACGGTTCAATCGGCGCCGTGCGCGTCTTCAACCGCCAAATCACCGACACCGAACGCGCCGACTGGGTAGCGTGGGCTCGCACGAAATACGGAATATGAAACGCATCGCCCTCATTCTGCTCCCGCTCGCGCTACTGGCCGATCCGATCAGCACCGTGGTAATCGTGCCCGCCGCGCTCCGCGACGCTGCCAACGCGCTGGCCAAGCAGGAGTTTGACCCGGTTGGCGGGGAGTTCACGTTCACCGCGGCGCTGATGACGCCACCCGCGACCAACGTGACGCACTACTGGTGCGCGACTCCGTTCACCGCGACCAATCGCGCCAAGCTCAACGTGCTCACCAACACGCCGCCATTTGCCGGCGTGACGCTGGTGCTGGACTACCAGCTCACCAACGGCGCCGCGCCCTTCGAGTTCCTCGCCACCCAAGGCCTCGCGCCCTACGCGCCGCCAATGTTTACACAACCATGAAATGGCCCCCCCCAGCCAGGGCGACCTATGGAAACGCCTGAACGCAATGGCCGACCGACTCACCCATCTGGAGCCGGTAGTAGACGCGCTGCGGGAGCAAGCCAACCGCACCGATGCGCGCTTGGATGATTTTGAGAAGGAAGCCCGGGGCCGCTGGGAGGCACACAACAACCAAATGCACAATCTGAAGACAGACATCACCGCCGAACTGCACAACCTCAAGACCGAGCAACGCGTCCACGTCGCCGTCGTGGGTCTGGTCATCGGGATTCTCAGCTTCCTCGGCATCACCATCGGCGGTTGGGTCATTAAATCTTCTCTAGATTCGGTTCGTGCTAGCATCAACACCCAACAACGATGAACGAAGAAACGCTCATTGCCGGCCTGCTCGATACCTACTCCGCCAAACACGGCTGGCTCGCCGCCGCGCTGACGTGGATCGGCACCGCCCGCGTCGGTTTCAAGCTGGTGTCGGGCAAGCTGGAGGAAGCCATCGCGGCCTTCGTGGAATTCAGCGTCTCGACCAAGGACGCCGATGCCGTGGACCGCATCAACGTCCTGTTCGCCAGCCGCACCTATCGCCTGCTCGCCTTCCTCGCCGACTACATCGCCAGCGTGAAACTCCCGCTCCAAGCCCGCTCCGGCCAAACCGTAAACATTCCCAAGCCATGAAGACTAAACTCCGCAACTTCACCGAAGACTGGCTTTTGCCGGCCGCCCTTGTCCTCAGCCTGTGGCTTCTCGGCTGCATGGCCACCGGCTGCGCCTCCACCAAGGCCAACAGCCAGAAGACCCTCGCCGGCATCCAATACGGTGCTGACGCGGCCATGAAGCTGTGGGGCAGCTACGTGGCCAAGGAGCAGAAGCGAGCCGATGCCCTGCCCGATGGCCAGCGGGAGGCCGCCCACGCGAAGCTCCTAGAACGCCGGCTTCAAGTGGACGATGCGCGGCGGAAGTTTAGCGCCGCCTGGGCCACCGCCTTTGCCGCGGCCCGCTACGACACGCAGCAACCGGCCGCCGGCCAGGTGCTGAGCCTGCTTACCGACCTCGAAACCACCGTCAACGCCTTTACCCGATGATTCCCATCGCCATCCCGCTTGCCATCGAAGCCGCCAAGGCTCTCGCCCCGTTCGCCCTCGACGTGCTCCGCCTGCTGAAGCAACGCGGCGAACTCACGCCCGAACAGATCGCCGAGCTGCAAGCCCTGAACGCCAAGACCGAGGCGGATTACGTCCGCGCGGCCGGCGGCCGGGAATGAATCTGGAAGGCAGGAAAGCAGGAAGATCAAACACCTTGCCCGGAGCCCGGGCAAATGAGCAGACAGGGGAACGTGCCCGGACTCTGCGCAGTCGGGTAAAAGTAAACCCCGGCCGCTACCCGTCGGCGTAACAACAGCGCGGGACATTTTTGGTTCCCTTCCTGCCTTCCTGCCTTCCAAATTGAATTCCCAATGACGCTCCAGGCCCTCGCCGACATCGCCACCGGCCGCATTGCCGAGCCGGCCCGCCTGTCGCCGAAGGATGCCGCCACGCTCGCCTCGCTGCGCCGCATCATCGCCGAGGCCACGGGCCGGGCCCGGAAGGAAGAAGGCAGAATGAAGAATGCAGAAGGCGCCGGGCCTGCCCCGGTTTCTTCATTCCGCATTCTGCCTTCTTCCTTCGCCCCGCCACCATGGACGGCGCCCGCGTCAGGTGACGATGATTGCCCACGCGCTCCAGCTCGCCGCCAAGCGTTACCTCGCGGTAACGGTCGGCGGCATCGCGGCGGGTGACGTCGCCAGCACGACGCACGGGCTACCTCAGACCGTGTCCGATGGCGGCACGGGCAACACGACCGACACCGACGGCATTCCTCTTGCCGGCGGCCGGGCGCTGTTTTTCTTGGCGGGCGAGGACAACGATCACGCCGATCTCCCCTGCATCATCTGCGCTTGCACCGGCACGTCGCAGCCGCCGCAGGACTTCACGGGCAACCAGGTTGCCGAGCTGACGGTTACGATCCATTACCCGGCCGACGACATGGTGGATCCCGCCGATCCCGGCGCGGGCAATCTTGGCGTTGCGGCCATCGCCGAGGCCTGCCGCCAAGCCGTGGCCGACGCCCTCTACGTCGACGACCTGCCCGGCGAATTGAACGACGCCCGGGAAGATGCGGATGCGCTCACCGTCATCGGCGTCGTCAGCAGCTTTGCCGACCGTCGCTTCGTCACCGAACGCGGCCGGGCCGTCGAATTCACCGTCAGCATCTTGTGCGCTGGCCTCGATCTCACCTAAACCAACTCAAGGAACTTTATGGCAGTAACAGTGAAAGGAATCGGCGTCGCGTGGGGCATCACGACCTCGGGCTACGCTTACACGGGCGCCGCCACCGCGCTCAACGTCAAGTCCCAGGAGCAGAATCTCACGAAAGACGCGGAGCTGGTTGAGGTCAAGGACGCCAACGGCGAGACCGCCGCATTGGTGTTCTTCAATCCGACCAGCGAAGTCACCCTCCGCGTTTATCCGTTCCACGCGACGACGCTCAGCGGGGCCGCCACCGCCGCCGCCGCGCTGCCGGCCGTGGGCGACAAGTTCACGATCACCGACGCCAGCGACGCCAGCATGGCCGGCGATTACGTCGTGATGCGCGTGGGCAAGACCCGCTCGCAGGGCGCCCAGGTCGAGTTTGACCTGACCGTGAAGAAGTGGGCCACGGACCTCTCCGCCACGATCTCCTGAGCCATGCCCGAAGGCCTCGCCGAACTCTACGCCCGCGCCCATGTGCCGGTCGCCTTCGAGGTGGCCGGCACGGCGCTCGGGCCGTTCACGCTCGGCCACGCCATCTCGCTCGAAGTCCTCGGCCAAGCCGATCTTGCCGACGATGACCTTGCGGGCCTCCTGCTGGCGCTCGAAGTCTGCCGTCGGCCGCCGCTGGCCTTCATCCGCAATCATTCCCGGCTGGCCTTTCGCCTTGGCATTCGCGCCCGAGCCTTCTGGATGGGCCTGCGCTACGGTCCGCTCCGCCTGCTCCGCGAGATCCCCAAGTTCCGCGCCTACTGCCGGCACTGGGGCCAGATGCCCAGCTTCCGCCACGATCCCGCCCAGGGCGAGAGCACGGCCGGCGCGCCCTTCCTGGAGCACCTGCTCGTGTGCCTGATGGCCCGCCTCGGCTATTCCGAGGCCGCCGCGCTCGCCTTGCCGCTCGGCACGGCGCTGCTCCGCTACACGATCCACTGGGAAACCGAAGGCCGCCTCGAACTGGCGACCGATGCCCAGGACGAACTCGCCGCCGCCCTCACCGCCGACGCGGCCCAGCGCCACGCCGAAATCCTCGCCGCCGCCAACGCCCGCCTGGCGGCCTCTGCCTGATGGCCCTGAACCTCCTCGCCAAACTCGGCCTCGACATCAGCCCGTTTACCCGCGGGCTCAATGCGGCCGAATCCGCCGGCAAACGCACCGCGAACGTCTTTGCCCGGGACATTGGACCCGGGCTGAAAAACAGCATTCTAGGCGGCCTGACGACCGGCATGATCCTGGGCGCGGGCAAACAGGTGCTCGACTACGCCGGCAAAATCAATGACCTGAGCGAGCAATACGGGATCAACAAGACCGAGATCCAGGGCCTGATGGCGGCGACGGCGGACAGCGGCTTGGAATTCGAAAAGCTCGGGGCGGCGCTGGACAAGGTCGGCCAAGCCCGCCGCGACGCCGCGCAGGGCAACGCCAAGTTGCGCGATGAATTCTCGCGGTTCGGCGTGACGCTCGCCGACCTGAACGATCCGGCCAAAACCAATCTGGATTTGCTCAAGCAGATCGGCGGCACCCTTTCGACCATGACTCCGACCGCGGCCATCCGCGAATCGTTTGGGGAATTGGTCGGCGAAAAGGGCCAACGCCTGATCGAGTTGGTCAAGGCCCTGCAAGACATCAAGCCCGTCTCGTTGCTGTCCGATGACGAGGTCAAGACCCTCGACAGCCTCGGCGACACGGTCGGCAGTTTCTTCCGGGAAATCAAAGTCCTGGGCGGCCGGGCCATCGCCGACATGTCAAACATGGCCGCCAGCGAATTTGAGCGGGAGGGCGGGGGCTTCAAGGGCGCCCGCTACGGTCTTTATGCCGCGCTCGGATCCATTGTCACCGCGCCGTTTCGCGCCGCGGCCGGCGCTGATGTGTTTGGCGTTGAGGGCAAGACCGACCCGCTGACCGCCGCGGAGGTTGCTGCGGCCAAGGCCGACATGACCGCCCCGCCGCTGTTCAACGAAACGGCCAAGACCGGCAAGACCACGTCCGCCGGCAAGTTGCCGACCTTCGATCCGCGCATCGCTGCGGGCGGACTGGCTTCGGCCGGGCTGTTCTTCGGCGGCGCCGGCAATCCGCTGCTCCGCGAAGTGAAGCAGCAAACCGACCTCGCCAAACAATCCGTCGCCGAACTCAAGCGGGTGCGCGACGCCATCATCAACGAACTCTGAGCCATGATCATCAAGGGCACTGTCACCCAACCGCTGACGCCCGGCGTCAGTTGGTCCCCCCGAGGCGGACGCCTGGAGGAAGCCCGCGTCCAAATCCTGCACACCGACCTGGCCGTTTACGAGGTCACCGCCCAGGCCGGCGGCTACGAATACCGCTACGAGCCCATCGGCAGTTCGCCTATGGGCGTCTTCAGCTACAAGCGTCCGCAGGAGACGCAGGCCGACGTCGACCTGAGCGATACGTGGGCCGTCCGCTACATCACTGAACAGCGCGACATCTGGCTCGATGACCTCGTCGTGGTCCAAATGAGAAAGATCACCGACCTGACCAACCGGGCGCGCTTCAAGGGCGACATCGACCTGTTGATTGCAGGCAACACGTCCCGCCTGCCCGACGAAACCGAGGCGGCGGCCGGCGCGGCCTCAGTAGCGTTGACCGTCCCGACGATCCTAGCGCGCACCGGCTTGGACAGCGACGCCGAGTTTGTGGCGATGACCAACGCACTGGTTGAGGATTTGAGCAACGGCGCCAACTCGCAATTCGTCAGCACCCCGGCGCTGGTTCGTTCCTCGGTGCGCCCGGCGTCCACGTCACTCCAGCCCGTCTTCATCTACATCAACAACCTCTGCACGACCGCGGGCCTGCTGGCCTACGAGACCACGATTCCGAGCAACCTTGCCGCGGCCCTGACCGGCACCCTCAGCGCCTACTACTGGCTGATGCAGTCGCCCACGATGGAGCAACAGGAAGACGGCCGATGGCGCTACCAGCGCGAATACTGGGGCGTCCCGGGGATTGCCAATCTGCTCAGAGACCGTATCGTCACCCCAACATGACCCCGCTGCCCACCACCCTCGTCGGCTCCAGCCGCGGCCGGATCACCCGCCGGATCGCGGCCCTGGAGAATGTCATCTACGGCACCAATCCCAACGCCGCCGACGGCACCTTGATCACGCGCACCCCGCGTGGCACTTTCATCCGGTCCCGCGCCCGAGGCACCGCGGCCGGCACGGGCAGTCAGCAATCCCAAATCCCCCGTTGGCTCTGACACCGAAACCGGCACCCAATCACCGCCCCACTCAAGAACCCCAGCAAATCCGCCAAACCCGCCACCCCTTGACACGGTAGGGGTCACAGGTTCGAAACCTGTATCGCGCACCATGCGGATTTGTTCGAGAAAAGGCCCTTCGGGGCCTTTTTTGTTGCCTTTGCGCGGTTGGGTGGATGGGCGGTCGTCGGGCTTGGTTGCCGGTCGAATGCCGGTTCAAACGGTTTCACACGGGTTGCGTTCTGGCACCATTTGGCACCACGCTCGACAGCATGGCAGGCAAGGTCACGGTGCGAAGGGTGAAGCGGCGCGGGGAATGGCGCTGGTGCGTCGATCGCGTGGAGCAGGGGCGGCGGGTGCGGGAGTTTTTCCGCGCGGCCCAGGAGGCGGAGGCGCATGCCGTGGCGTTGCGACGGCAGCGGAGCGTGGCGGGCGATTCGTGGATCCGGCTGTCGGCGGCGGAGCGGGCCGAGCTGATCGAGGTCTATGCCGCCGCCCGGGCGCGGAATGTGTCGCTGCGGGAGGTCTGGCAGGAGTGGTGCGCGCTGGCGCCCAGCCGGGCCAAGTTGACGCCGACGCTCGCGGCGGCCGTGGCGGCCTGCCTGGAGGCGAAGCGCGCGGCCGGGCGGCGGGAGCGTTATTTGTCCGCCCTGGCCGCGGCGCTGGGGCAGTTCATCCGGGGGCGCGAGGAACTGGCGCTGGGCAGCGTGACGCGGCTGGAGATCCAGTCGCACGTGGGCGCGGTGGCGTCGCTGCATTCGCGGGCGACGCGGCTGAATCGGCTCTCGACGCTGTTCGCCTGGGCGGTGCGCGCTGGGCATCTCGACGCCAATCCGTGCGACCGGATCGAGCGGGTGACGCCGGAGCAACGCCCGCCGCTGATCCTCACGCCCGAGCAGGCGCACCACGCGCTGGCGTTCACGCGGGACCATTGGCCGCGCTACCTGGCTTGGCTAGCCATGACCTTGCTAGCCGGCGTGCGGCCCGAGGAGGCCGAGCGGTCCGAATGGTCCGCCATTGCCCCGGGGCATGTCGTGATCGCGGCGCAGACGAGCAAGGTGCGGTGGCGGCGCGTGGTGCCGCTGATGCCGCTGGCGGCGGAATGGCTCGCGGAAGCGCGGAAACGGGAGGCGGAATTGCCCCTGCCCGCCATCTCGCTGAAGCGGTTTCGGCGCAAGTTGCGGGATGAACTGAAGCTGCCGAAGTGGCCCGCGGACCTGCTCCGGCACACGGCGGCAAGTTACCTGCTGGCGGAGCACCAGGACGCGGGCAAGGTGGCGTCGTGGCTGGGGAATTCGGCCGGCGTGCTGCTGCGGCACTACCGGGAACTGGTCACGCGGGAGGACGCGGCGCGGTTTTGGAACCCGCAGGGAGGATGAATTTGGAAGGCAGGAAGGCAGGAACCGAAGCCTAGGCCGGGAAGGTGCGGACGATCTCGGATTGGCTGAAGAAAGCGTCGCCGGGGGCGCCAGCGGTTTCGCGGATCAGGCGAATGGTCTGGCCGTCGGCGGACTTCTCGAAGTAGGTGCTGACGCGGCCGAAGGTCTGGCGCGGGGTGCCGTGCCCGGGGCGCAGGTCGTGAAGCTGCTGGGCCAGGGAGGGCGCCTGCTGGCCGAGCAAGCTGCGGATGGCGGTGGCCTGCGTGGGGCCGAACTTGGCGAGGGCGGGCAGGTCGGCCGCGTAGGCGCGCACCAGCTTGGTGGGCTCTTTCTTGGGCTGGCCGGGGCCGCGTTTGGTTGGGGTGCTCATGGGAATTTGGAAGGCAGGAAGGCAGGAACGGACCGCGCATGGCGCCGACTTCGCCCCAGCCGCAGCCGGGGCGCGTGTCGGGGTCAGTCACTTGGCGCGGAAGATGGGCGCCATCGAATACTTGCCGAGGGCAAAGATAAATTCGCCGTCACTGTCCGCCTTGACCATGCAGCGACCCTCGCGGCCTTCGCCAGAGAACCGGACAAACCGGCCCTTGCGCTCGGTAATGGTGACACTGAACACGCAGTCGTAATCGCCGACGCTGCGGGCGGTGAGGGTCTGGCCGGCTTTGATTGTCTTCGCTTCGTTCGTTTGCATGGCCAATACCTACACCCTGTCGGAGTTCTCGTCAACAAGTATTCCGGTTCCCGCTGCGATTTTTTCAGGGCGAACCCCGGGGGATGAATTTGGAAGGCAGGAAGGCAGGAACGGACCGCGCATGGCGCCGACTTCGCCCCAGCCGCAGCCGGGGCGCGTGTCGGGGTCAGGCGAGTTTTAGGTCTGAAAAACGAACCCAAGTCCGCAGCTTCATCGGCGTTCCGGCGGACGTGCTTTCCCATGAAACACGAGCGCGGGGTTTGTCGCTGGCCAATTCGATTACGCGCCCTACGCGCCCATTGGTGGAGTCGCTGGCGATGCGGATCACTGTTTTGCCAATCTCGAAGCTGTTCATTTCGTTTTTGTTTCTGCCCCCGGGATCATCCCGGCGACAAGGAGAACATGAACGCTGCCGGAATACCCGTCAACAAGTATTCCGTTTCCCGGTGCGATTTTTTCAGGGCGTGAGGCGGAAGGTCTGGCGGAGGCCTTGCTTCTGCACGAGCCAGGTGTCGCCGGTCCAGCGGTCGAGGATGAGGGCGCGGGAGCCCTCGGCGCGATCCCAGGCGAGCGGGGTGACGTCGTAGCGTAGCAGCCACGCCAGCAACGCCAGAGCGAGCAGGAAGCAGGCGGCCAGCAGCCGGGAGCGGGAAGCGGGGGCGACGTCAGGCACGGAAGGAGTGGGCAAGCTGTTGGCCGGCAGGGGTGCCGAGGGGAATGAGGTCGCGGGCGCCGCAGCCGGGGCAGAGGGCGTGCTGATCGCGCAGGCGCTTGAGGCCGAAGGCAAGGGTGGCCACGAGCAGAAGCAGGCCGAGCGGCCAGAAGGTGAAGATCGCAACGAGCGTGGCCACGATCAGCGCGCACTGAAGCAGGAAACCGACGACGCCGCTCCAATCGCCGGCCAGGGGCTCGCCCACGGTGCCGCACCGCCGACAGATGTAGGAGCCCGCCGGGGCATCAACCGCCGAAAACTGGCACTGGCAGACGCCGCAGGTGATTAAACCGCCCCGACCGACTTCGAGGACCGTGCAACATTTCGGGCAGGTGGCGTTCATGGCTGCCGGGAGATTTCCGCGGCGGGGGCGGGTGTCAACTTCTCAGTTACGGCCCCGCGCACCGGTTGTCGGACAAACCCTCGTCGGATTGCCGCGAGATGAAGGCAGCAATCCTGTTGTGTTCGCCCCCGCGTGTTGTCTCCTCCCCGGCTAAAACCGGCGCGGTCACACCTGGTCCGGAACTGACCTGGTTCACATCAGGCTGCGGGATGACATGGAACCCCAGCGAGCGGCGAGTGGCACCCGTTTCGCGATGGATCAGATCAAGGTCGGCCCACGCTTGCAGCACGTTCTCCCCCTGGCGAAGCGCATCCCGGGAGAGGGCAACCTGGCGCGTCAGGCCATGCCAGGAGAGCGTCAGGACAGCCTCGGCCTCGGCCGGAATCGGGCGACCAAGATCATAGGGCGGAGACGGTTCGCGCAGCCTATCCTCCACGCTGGCCGCCGGACTGCTCAATTCTTGCGCGGGCAAATCAAGGATTTCCTCAATCTTGCGGCGCGTGGCTTCATCGGTGCCATTTTCCCCGTGCTTCCACCGACTGACGGCGCTGGGGCTAAGTCCAAGACGCTCAGCCAGTTGCGCCTGCGTCATGCGCTTGCGCTTGAGCCCGGCCATTAACTTTTGCAGGTTCATGTTAAGATTTGACTTGCGCTGGTCGCAACTTAAGGCAATATCGCCTCAACAAATGAGTGGGACGCAAATTGAACTCAGCCGGCCGGATAGAGTGGAGGATGTGAACGGGCAGACGTTGATCACGGTGCGACGGGCGCCGAAGGCCCGTTTGAAGTTGCTGCTCCAGCACACGCCGGCCGCCCGGCCGATGATCGACATCGTTTCGGAGGCGCTGGACGCCATCACCATCCCGGAATTGCAGAAGCGCGGTCTCATTACTGGTGCAACAGACCTCAACGGCCGTTAAGGCGCAATGTTAAGAATATATGGAAACAAGATTGATGACCCACCCGCTCGGCCCGGGCACGCGGAATTTCCCGGTGAATTGGCCGGTGGCCGAACTGGCGACGCTGGGGATGCAGGCGAGCGAGCGGGGCATGTCGTTGGGCGGGCTGATCAAGCACTTGGTGCGCGAGGGCTTGGCGGCGGAGACGCGGCGCGCGGCGGGGGCGGCGGCGCTGCTGGCACTTTTTCTGGGCATCACGGCCATCCAATGGCTGGGCCACGAAACGCAGGACATCCGGCGCGTGAAGGCAAGCGTGCGGGTCCGGCGGAGTGAGGCGTAAACCAACGAAGGAAAGGCAAAGAGCATGAGGAACCAAGAAAAGATTTTGGCGGCGGCGGGTGGCGCTGTGTGCGTTACGTCGGGAGAAGTGAGCCGGGGCGGATTGTCTGCCGCGCCGGGGATTAAGGGGAATCGAAAGGCCACCCGCCGCCTGCTCCCGTTTTCGGCCCGCTGGGAGTTTGCCCGCGCGGCCGGCTCGCACGCGTTGGCCCGGGCCAACTTCTTTGAAGGGAGGCTGGCGTGAAGGCAGAAGTGGGAATGCAGAAGGCAGAAGGGAAGGCAGCCGAGCGCCGGCCCACGCCGCTGGAAGTGAACTTCCGGCGGTTGCTGAATACGCGGTGGCAGGGGGTGAAGTGGAAGCTGGTGATCAACTCGGGGCTGCGGGCGACGGCCTCGGCGGTTGAGGAGTTGGTGCCGGGGGTCTGGTCGCTGAATGGCAAGCTGTTCGCGCTGGAGAACATCACGGACATCCATTTCGACGCGACGGGCAATGTCGTGATCTCGGTGGAAAGGGAACGGCCATGAGCAGCCTGCCGCCACAAGTTCCGGGGTCGCTGCCGTGGGGCGCCAATGCCGACAGCGTGCTGACGGTCGCGCAGATGGCGACGTGGCTCCAGATCAGCGCCGACACGTTGCGTGAGCGGGCCAAGCGGGGCGAGGTGCCGGGCTTCCGCGAGGGGGACGAGTGGCGGTTTCATCCGCGCAGCTATCTGGCCGCCAAGGGGCAGATTGCCAGCCGCTGGGATGAGGCGCTGAACGCGTGGACGAAGCTGACGACCGGCATCGTGACGGATCCCGACATTAAACGATCGTTCTGGAAGACGTTTCCCCGTGAATTTTCCTGGTTCGACGCGCACGGCCCGGCCGTGCCGGCGACCTGAAAGGACTACCATGACCGAGGACGATTACATCAAGGCGGCCTACCTCATGAACGACTGGATGGCCAAGGGGCAGAAGGTGGTGATCAAGCCAGAGGCGATGGCGGCGGCGCTGCGGGATGCCTTTCGCGCCGGGCAGGTGGCGGGCCGCGCCGAGCGGCCGAGCACAGTTTCCGCAGACGATTTGTTAGACTCAATTTTCCGCCGGTGAGTGCCGGCGGGCCGGGGAGCTGGGTGGGTTTCTGGACAGTTACCGCATCGGTGCCCCGGATGTTTTGGAGCGAAGAACATGAGACGCAACCAACAACGCAACGACGCCGTGAGCCGCGGCCTGCGCACGAAGCAGCAGGCGCTGGACTACATGCGGAAGACCGGCTCACGGGACTTTCGCGCCGCCGTGGAGGCCGTCCGCAGGAACGAACGGCCATGACGCTCCCCGATTCTGCCAACACCCCCGCCGGGGCCGGAAGTGTGACCTTCCCAGCAGCCGTGAGGACATCCCCTGTCCGCGGTGCCGGCCCCGGCCTTCTCCTTTCCTGATTCCGACCATGAACCATTTCCAGCGCAACAGCCTCCCCAGTCGGCTCGCGGCCATGAAGCCGGGCGAATCGCTTTGCCTCGACGGCGTGAAGATCACCGCGGCGCGGATGGCGGCCACTCGCATTTCAGCGCGGCGGGGCATCCCGTATGAGGCGCGGCTGGAGGGCAGCGAGCGGTCCGAGGCGGGCCAGCGCGTGGTCGTGTATTGCGGGGTCACTTCGGAGCGCGTGTTCACGGACCGGAACGGCGTGCGGCGGGTGGTGGCCCGGCGGCAGGTGCATTCGGTGACGGCCCGGGCCGGACTGAAGCCCGCGAGCGAACGCTGGTATGGCTTCCCGCTGGAGGAACTGAAGGCACAGGTCGAAAGGGGCTGGCGGCTGGTCTGCGCAAAGCGCGGGCTGGATCCGCGGTGGGCTTGAGGAGTGGGGAAAGAAGGCATGCAAAACACACGTCAAGAGCTGTTCATGTTTCGGGAAGGCGCGAAACACCGCCGCACCCAATACATTCAGGCAGACGTTGTGGGATGGCGTGGAAACCCTCGGTGTTGGGCGGCTCAACGGTGGTGCAGTCTTGGCCTGTGTGTTGATGCAGAAGCCCATGCCCGAGAAGTGGAACAGCGTGGGATGAAAAGCCTCCAAGAGGAGATGCAAACTTTGGGGCGCTATGTGTGCAGCGACATCGGTGCTCGCTACATTGATCAGTTGATTGTCTGCGACCGCTGCGGCTTTGCGCGAATTCAGGCCACGGCGCTGTGGCAAGAAATCGAGAGGGAAAACAAAACCAGTGAGCTGTTCAGTTTTTTTGAACGGTTCCCTGAACAACCCGTGGTCGCTGAGAAGCGGCCTGACTGCCGCGGCTGCAAAGCGTTCCGCGTGGATCTCGGGCTGCTTTTGGAAAAGCACCGGCAACGGATCGAAGCGGCCAACGAGTGGAGAAACAGTGCCGCTCAACGGTATGCCCTCTGGCAATTGGAGATTGCCCGGCGGCGAGAGGAGCGGCGGCGAATCAAGAATGCCGAGCGGAGGCAGAAGCGGCGCGAGCTGAAGCACAATCGCCGCGAACGGCAGATGAAATCTCGCAAGGCCATGGATCGGCGGCCCCCTGAATTTGTCCAGATTTGCAGCCAGGCAAGGCAACTGGTTGAGGCACTAAACAAGGCATAACATGGAAATCGACACCATCAGAAGCGAGGCGGAGCAGTTTTACCAATTGGTCACCCAGGGGATCGAGGCCTGGATGAAGGCAGGCCAGATCGTGGCCCGGCAGTTGGACAGGGATCCGAAGTGGGCGGAGAAAGTTTGCCAACTGATCCCGGGAATGACGGAGGAGACGATTTATCGTTTTGACGCGATCGGTCGGAACCAACTTGCCCCGAAACTGATGCTGGCAAACTGCCCGGGATATCGCGCCTTGGCGCAGCTTCCCGTTGAGCTTCAGCACCGCCATCTGGAACAGCCGGTCAAGCTGTTGGTCTTCCGTGATGGCCGACCGGACACCTTGCTGGTCGATGTCCAAAACCTGACCAAGCAGCAATGCCGGCAGGTGTTTTCGAACAAGGGCATTCGAAGCGAAGCCCAGCAGCAGGCGTGGATTGAATCGCAGCAAACGAAGGTGGCCTTGCAGATCCCGGCGAAGCTGGGCGAGCCGTATTACATCCGCGGGCAAACGGTTCACATCCAGAAGCCCATGATCCTGACGCAGGCCGACGTGATGCGGATGCTCTCGAAAATGATCGGCGCCTGAAGCCAATGTCACGCGTTGATCACATCCTGAAGTTGCTCGGAGCCGATGAGGCGAAGGGGCGCACGCCGTGCCTCATTCCCATTCCGGCGAAGCAGAAGGGGCCGGTGATGGCCGGCTGGAATGAGGTCACCTGGGAGCGGATGCAGGACGAGGATTACCGGGCGCAGCTCGAAGCGTCGCCGAATCTCGGCGTCATCCTGGGCAAGCAGTCGGGGCCGCTGGCGACGGTGGACATTGACGTCGAGGAATACGTGGGGCCGTTCCTGGAGGCGAATCCGCGGCTGCGGCAGTGCCTGCGGACGCGGGGCGCGAAGGGCTGCCAGATTTGGGCCTGGCTGAAGCCGGACCCTAAGCTGGTGGGCCTCGGGCTGCCGAATTGGCAGCGGGGCTTTCCCGATCAGCGCTTCAACATTCCGCATCGGGTGGTCACGCAGCCGATGGCGGATGGCAACGGGGGCACGAAGGAGGTGCCGCTGGTGGTGATGGAATGGCGGGCGGGGGCGACGCAGAGCGTGATCCAAGGCATTCATCCGAGCGGGAACGAGTATCGCGTGGTCGTGGAGGCGCCGCCGGCCGAGATCAGTTTCCGGGACATCATCTGGCCGGAGTATTTGAAGCGGCCGTGGGAGGATGATTTGTTCAAGGCGGTCGAGGGGCTGTTTGGCGATCCGTTTACGACTACGGAGGAGGGGCTGAAGTTGTCGCAGCATTTCTGGGCGGGGCGTTATGCGCTGATGTATGATGTCGTCTTTGAGCCGGACGAGGGTCGGTTCTATTTCTACAATTCGGCGACGGGTGGCTGGGAAGTGCGGATCACGACGCAGGTGTTTACGGAGCTGAGCAAGGACTTCCTGCGCGTGGGCCGGGATTTGTCAGGGCAGCCGGCGGAGTTGCTGAAGGGCGCGACGGGGCGCGGAGTCTTCACGATCGCGCAAGTCGCGCGGTTCCTGGAGGGCGAGGTCGCGAAGCCGCGCGTCTTTGAGCACGAGCCCGGCATCATTCACCTGGAGAACGGCATGCTGGATGTGCGGACCGATCCGCCGTTCCTCGATTCGTTTTCGCCGAACTACTTCTCGCGGAATCAGGTGCGGCACTCGTATGTGCCGGGCTCTCCGTGTCCGCTCTGGCGGGAGAAGCTGCTGGCGGATGCGCTGGACGGTGACGATCAGGTGTTGCTCCAGAAGATGGCCGGCATGTGCCTGCTGGGCAACAACCTGCTCCAACGCATCGTGATCCTGACGGGGAACGCGGGCTCGGGCAAAAGCCAGATCGCCCAGGTGATTCAGGGGATTATTGGCCGGCATAACGTGTCGCAGCTTCGCACGGAGCACCTCGACGAGCGGTTCGAGGCGGAGGGCTTCATCGGCAAGACGCTGCTCGTGGGGTCCGATGTGCCGGGGAGCTTTTTGAATCGGGCCTCGGCGTCGCAGCTCAAATCGCTGACGGGTGGCGATTACCTACAGGCCGAGATCAAGGGCGGCCGGCGTGTGGACATCACGGGGAACTTCAACGTCTTGATCACCTGCAATTCGCGGTTGGTCGTGAAGACGGATGAGGATTCGGGCGCGTGGCGGCGGCGGCTGGTGATCCTCGCCTTCAATCGGCCGCCGCCGGTCGAGAAGATTCCCGACCTGGCGAAGCTGATTTTGGCGACCGAGGCGTCCGGGGTGCTGGATTGGATGATCGAGGGGGCGCGCATGGTCTTGCACGACGTCGAGGCGCATGGGCGCCTGGTGATGTCGCCGGCGCAGTCGCAGCGGGTCGAGGCGCTCCTGAATGAGTCGGAGAGCGTGCGGCATTACGTCGAGACGGCCTTGGAGCGCGCGGATCGGGAGCAGGGGATTTCGACGACGACGGAGGAGTTACTGGAAGGGTATCGGGAATTCTGCGCCGAGCGGGGCTGGAATGCCTTGGCGGACAGCACCTTCCTGAATCAGTTGCGGGACTTGGTGCTGCGGGTGCATTCGCTGAGCCAGAGCAACGACATCAAGCGCAAGGTGGGCGAGCGGGATTCGGTGAAGCGGGGCTATCGACACCTCAAGATCATCGGAGGGCAAAACGAATGAGGCCCGGCTACGAGAAGCGCGAGGACTTGGGCAAGCGCCGGGAGATCGCGGCGGAGTTGTTCGGCGCGATTCGCTGGAAGAGCCCGACGCAGGGCTACGCGCGGTGCCCAGGGGAGGGGACGCATTCAGGGCAGGGCGGGCCGCGGGACTTCCGCGTGCTGCTGGATGGCGTGCCCAACGTGAAGTGTTTTCACGCAAGCTGTTTGGCGATTGTCGAGGAGGCGAAGAGGAAGCTGCGCTCGCGCATCGGCAAGGCGGAATGCGTCCGCGTTTCCGCTCCGGGCGGCAGCGCGCCTCGGAAACGGACCTTCACACTCGGCCGTCCCACGCCATTCGGGCGTAGCCTTAAAAAAGAAGTCCGAGGTGTCAGTGTTTCCGAAATGCTTCTCGGACGGGTCGGACGGGGCGAGGACAACACCTCGCACATGACGTGTATGTTATATCAAGGTATTGAATTTAAGCCGTCCGACCCGTCCGAACTAGGGGAGAAAGAAGAAACCGGGGTGACAGTAGCCGGAACCACCCACGCCCCCGCTCCCCTGCCCAGCGCGACTAAGGACTCTTTTTCCTGCCCCCCCAACGCAGGGGGCAAAGCTCCAGTGCAAAACGGGCACGAAGTAAATTCCTGACCGCCTTCCGTTTCCATGTCTGCACCCGCCCACATCGTCAACCAGCGCGCCGCCGAATACGGCGTCACGGCCCGCACCGTGCGCAACTGGCGCTCCGCCGGCGCGCCCTTGGCCGATGCCGCCGCCCTTGCCGAATGGCTGCGCGTCCACGACCGACTCCCCGATCGCGCCGCCCGCGTCGGCGAACCCGTTGACGCCCGGATACAAGCCGCCCTTGCCACCGACTGGACCGCCCTTGAAAGCGCCGACCTCGCCCAACGCCGCGGCGACCTCGAAACCTGGTCCGCGCTTGCCGGCCGCAAGATGCGCGCGGCCCTCGATGCCGAGGCCCACGGCGAATTCACCCGGTGGCAAAAGATCTACCTCGCTTTCCACGGCGCCGCCCTCCAGGCCCGGCTCGCCCAGGCCAAGCTCGGCATCGACACCGGCGACCTCATCACCCGCGTCGAATGCGAGCGCATCCTCCACGCCTTCATCAACCGCCTCTGCCTCGGCATCCAGCACACCCGCGACCACCTCGCCGGGCGCCTGACCAACATCCCCTTCGAGACCGAGATCGCCGACCACCTGGAGACCGCCTACATCACCCGCGCCCTCCTCGATCCCGTCAACGCCGCCCTCGCCCACGCCGCCGCCATCGGGCTCCCGGCCTGGGTGCCCGCCGCCTGCGAACGCGCCATCGCCGACCACCTTGCCGCCGGCCTCGACCAGCTCGAAGCCCGCCGCGCCCAAACCCTCACCGATCCCCAAGCATGAAAACCGACAAGCAAACCAAACCAACGGACACCTCGGACTCCCCCCTGCTTCGCCCCGTGGCGAAGGAAGGGGCCAACGCTGAAGCGAGCGCGGGCAAGGGGGCGGCGAAAGCCGAGCCCAATAGCCCCCTGCGCCTCGGCTTCGAGCTGATCGTGCAACTCCCTCACGTCCCCGCCTCCGAGCGCGAGCGCATTGCCCGCAAGGCGCGGGAAACCATGGAGCAGGCCGTCACTCGCGAGTTTCGGCACTGGGAGACCCGAGCGACCACCTGCGCCGTGTGGCTGCCTGCCCCGGCTCCCCGCTCTTAACTCCCCGCTCCCTGCTCCCTGCTTCTATGCACCCCGAGGATCTCCAGACGCCCGCCGTCCGGCTCCGCGAGCCCGCCGTCGACTTCCCGCACGAACTCCTCGACCGCCCCGAGGACATCGCCCGCGAGGAACTCCAGGCCGTGCTCGGTCGCGCCGTCAGCCCCGAGGACACCCGCCGGCTGTTCGTCTGGCACCTCAGCCGCCAGCATGCCGACTCCGCGGCCGAGTGGACCGTCCTGGAGCGCGTCCTGCTCTGGATCGGCGGCGCCCGGTCGGCCGACTACCGCGCCACCGGCCAGGGCGACCGCCGCCCCAGCGAGACCGAGGCGGAGATCAGCGAGCGCCGCGTCGGCCTTCGCGCCGCCATCGCCTTGGCCGAATTCGTGCCCCACGGCCAGCACGCCTACAGCACCCGCTCCCTCGCCAAGATTTTTGGCGTCAGCCACGGCGAAGTCTTCCGCCTCCGCCAAAACCTCCGCGCCATCACCCCGGCGCAAGAACCGACATGAACAGCGAAGACGCGAAGACGCGAAGGAGAGGAGTGATCCTGGCAATGTGGGCAAGTCGCTCGGGAGCAGCCCGCCGCCGGAGTTCCGCCGGAGGTTGCACGGTTCCAGCGCCTTCTTCGCGCCTTCGCGCCTTCGCTGTTCGTTTCCCCGCTCCTAGCTCCCCGCTCCCTGCTTCCGTCCCATGACCCTCTTCCCCGAACTCGCCCCCGAGCCCGTCGCCAGCGCGCCGGCCGAGGCCCCGCGCCGGGCCCTGCCCGTGCCCGAGGTCTGGCCAGATTCCGTGCAGAGCATTCCCGTCCTTCGCGGCCTGGCCGACCGCGCGCCCGTGCAAGCGATCATCACCAGCCCGCCCTACTGGGCCGTCCATCGTTACACTGACCTGCCCGGCGAAGAAATTGGCTGGGAACCCACCCCTGACGAATACGCGCTGCGTCTGGCCCTCGTCTTCGCCGTGCTCCGGCGCGCCTGCCTCACCCCGCAAAGCACCCTCTGGGTCAACCTCGCCGACGTGATGAACGACGCCGAGTGGGGCATCCGCGACAAGTCCCTGCCGGAAAAGACGCTGCTCGGCCTGCCCGCCCGCTTTCTCCTGGCGATGCTCGCCCAGGGCTTTACCTGCCGCAGCGAAATCGTCTGGACCAAGACCCGCGGCCTGATCGAGAACCCGACCGACCGCCCCACGCGCACCGACGAGCGCGTCTTCCTCTTCAGTTGCGGTCCCGGCTACTACTTCGACGCCGCGGCCCTCAGCGAACCCGACGACCTCGGCGGCCGGCGCAATGGCCGCAACCAATGGGCCCTTGCGCCCGATCAGGACTCCGCCGCCTACGCCCGGCACCCGGCCATCATGCCCCGCGCCCTTGCGCAACGCTGCGTGCTCGCCGGCACGCGCCCCGGCGACCTCGTCCTCGATCCCTTCTGCGGCACCGGCACCACGCTGGCGGTCGCCTACGCCCACGGCCGCCGCGCCCTCGGCCTCGAACTCAATCCCGCCTACGTCGCCCAAGCCCGGGCCCGCCTCGACGCCACGACCCCGGGATTCCCACTTTGATAAATTTGGAAGGCAGGAAAACAGGAAGGACATCAACGCATGAAAGACACGAAGATTGAATGGTGTGACAACAGTTGGAGCCCGTGGCGCGGTTGCACGAAGGTCAGCCCCGGCTGCGCGCACTGTTACGCGGAGACGTTGAGCAAACGCAACCCGGCCGTGCTGGGCCAGTGGGGCAAGGGCAAGCCGCGGGTGAAGGCGAAGAACTGGAACGAGCCCGTGAAGTGGAACAGGTCCGCACAGAGCGAATGGGACTTGGTTTCGTTCAAGAGCCCCACCGTCTTCCCGTCGCTCTGCGACTGGCTTGACGACGAGGTGCCGATTGAGTGGCTGGCGGAGTTCCTGCAACTGGTCCACGAGACGCCGAACCTGACATGGCTGCTGCTCACGAAGCGGCCGGAGAATTGGGTTTCGCAGATCGAGTCAGCCGTGGTTTGGCTCGCGAACCGGCAAATGGAATCGGACTGGATTCCCGAAGTGCTGGTTTGGTTGCAATCGTGGCGCGACGAAGGTGTGCCCCCGACCAACGTCTGGGTCGGCACGTCCGTAGAAGACCAGCAACGGGCCGACGAGCGCATCCCCGAACTGCTCAAGATTCCGGCGCGTGGGCGGTTCCTGAGCCTGGAGCCGCTGCTTGGGCCGGTGGATGTTCACCGGTGGCTCCGTCCACGGTGGTCGGAAACACTGACCGAGCGGAACACCCGGCCACTGGAATCCGAATGTCTCGACTGGCTCATCATCGGCGGCGAGAGCGGCGGCGGCTCCCGACCGTGCAACGTGGAGTGGATTCGCAGCCTCGTCGCCCAAGGCAAGGTTGGCGGCGCGGCGACGTTCGTGAAGCAGTTGGGGGCAATGCCTGTCGGTCCGACTCCAGAGGTTCGCGGGCGAGTGGGCTGGGTGGATGCCGAATGGAAACTGAACCACCCCAAGGGCGGCGACCCGGCCGAGTGGCCCGAAGACTTGCGCGTGCGACAGTTTCCGCAATTCGCTCCCCGCTCCTAGCTCCCCGCTCCCTGCTGCCTGTTCCTGATTTCCTGCCTTCCAAATTCAATGTCTTCGCTCCCCGCCCCTCGCTTTATTGGCACCCTGGAATGGGCCGAGCGCCACCTGCGCGTCGGCGACGGCGCGTTTCGGGCGGCCGACTTCCCCTGGCTCGGGCCCATTGCCCGCGAGGTCGACCGCCGCCGCGGCTGCACGTTCGGCCTCATGTTCCCGCCGCAGGTCTTCAAGACCCTGTTCCTGCAGATGCGCGCGCTCCGCAACATCGCCGTCGAGCCCGGCCGCCAGCTCTTCTACTGCCTCAACGGCAAGGACGCCGCCGATCTCGCCGACGAAAAGCTCTGCCCCCTGCGCGACAGCGTGCCCGCCGTCATGGCCCACTTCCCGCACGATCCCGATGCGCGCGGCGGCAAGCAGATCTGGAAAGCCATCGACGCGCCCTTCAGCCTGTTGGGCGCCGAAAATCGCAACCATCGCAACAGCCGCTCCGGCCGCACCATCTACCTCGACGAGCCCTGGCAATTCGAGCCCGGCTGGATCCCCGAGATCATCGCCCGGTCCGATTCCTACCAATGGCAGCGCCAGATCATCCTCGCCACGACCGCCCCGAGCGTCGACGACGAGGTCGATGTCCTCTGGCGCACGTCGAGTCAGATGAATTGGCACGTCGTCTGCCTGCACTGCCGCGAGCGCGTGCCGCTGGAATTCGGCGAACCCGATTCAACCGGCGGCATCAAGTGGGACAGCGACGAGCACACCCGCGAGCCCGACGGCTCCTGGAAGATCGAGGTCGCGAAGCTCACCGCCCGCTGGCATTGCCCCGCGTGCAATCAGGTCACGCTCTACGATCCCAAGACCCTCCGCGAACTCAATGACCCCGCCCGCGGCGCCGGCTACGTGCAGGGCAATCCCGCGCCCGACCCGCAGGTCCACTTCTGGCGCGGCAACGCCTTCCTCATGCGCGACTGGCGCCAGCTCGTCGGCGAATGGCTGGCGGCCTGCAACGCCAAGCGCCGCGGCAGCCTGGAGGCCACCGAGGACTTCTACCGCAAGAAACGCGTCGAGTCCTGGGATCCCATGAAGGTCACGCGCCGCACGAACGACCTACCCGTGGGCGATTACGACCTCGGCGATCCGTGGCCCGATGAGGGCAAGATGGCCGACGGCGCCCCGATGCGTTTCCTCTGGGTCGACGTGCAGCGCGATCACTTCTGGGCCGTCGCCCGGCAATGGAGCCCCAACGCGCAAAGCCGCCTGCTGCATTTCGAGCGCCTCTGGGAAGGCAGCCAGATCGAGGCCCTGCGCAAGCGGTTGGACATCCCGGCGAATCACGTCGTGCTCGACGAGGCTTACAACGCCGACCTCGTCCACCAGATCTGCACCGCCTACCATTTCCTCTGCGCGAATGGCGTCTCGGCCCGGGCCTTCCCGCATCACGACGGCGTGCGCCGCATCTTCGGCGAGCCGCGCACGATCGACCCCTTCCTCGGCCGGTCGAATCAGGGCATGCAGTGGTGCGTGGGCTTCCACTACGCGTCCGAGGGCGCCAAGGACCGCCTCGACACGCTCCGCCAGGCCCGCAGCGCCGACGGCAAACCGCTCTGGACCATTGCCCGGAACTCGCCCAGCGAATACGTCGAGCAAGCCTACGCCGAGGCGAAGATCCGCAAGCGCCACCCGAAGAACAACGGCTGGTTCTACGAATGGAAGAAGCTCCGCCCCGACAACCACGCCTTCGACATGGAATGCGGCCAGGTGATCAGCGCCAGCATGTGCGGCCTGCTCACCGCGACCAGCACCGCCGAGAGTGACGAATGAAGAAGGCAGAATGCAGAATGCAGAATGAAAAGGCGGCCGGCCCGCTGGGTTTCTGCATTCTTCCTTCTCCCTTCTGCCTTTGCGCCACCATGGACGGCGGCCGCGTAGGGCATGGCATTGGCTACCGTTCCCGCGGGTCCGTTTCGCGGCTGGACCTCGACCGAGATCAACACCCGGCTCGCGACCCTCAAGGCATACCTGATCGCGCGGACGCCCGGCGAAGGCCAGATCACCAGCGCCAGCGTGAACGGCAAGGCCTGGCAATACGATCCCCGCGGCGGCATGACCGTGGCCGAGGAAATCGCCGCCCTCCAGGAAGCCCTCGCCTGGGTCGATGACACCGCCCTCGTCATGCCCAACGAACAAGTTTTCTCGGCCCGGTAACACCCGGAAAAAATGAATTTGGAAGTCAGGAAAGCAGGAACGGGGACCAATCTTCCGGGGTATTTTCCTGCCTTCCTGCCTTCCAGATTCAATGCCCTGCCATGCCCTCGCTGACCTCCAGCGCCACGAAAAGTGAAGTGACCAGACTGCGGGCCCGCTTGGCGACCGTCGAGCGGCAGCACGCCGCGGCGGTCGATGCCCTGGCCAAGGCCCGCTCCGCCCGCGTCACGCTGCCCACGGTCCGGCCCCGGGCCAAGCTCCGCGGCGATACCATCGAGGTCATGGTCAGCGACATTCACGGCAACAAGCACGAGCCCGGCGCCCTGGCCGCCTTCCTGGCGGACCTCGCGGTCATTAAGCCGAACCGCGTCTTCCTCGGCGGCGACATCCTAGATTGCGGCGGCTTTCTGGCGGAACATCATACGCTCGGCTACGTCGCCGAGACCGCCGACAGCTACGAGGAAGACGTCGCCGCGACCAACCTGATCCTGTCCAAGATCCAGCACGAATCCGGCGACGCCGACTGTCATTACCTCGAAGGCAATCACGAATGGCGCGTCGAGCGGTGGGCCGTCACGCAACGGCTCGCGCATCACAAGGACACCGAAATGCTCCGGCGCACCTTCGCCGCCGAACACGTCCTCGAACTCAAGCGGCGCGGCATCACGTATTACCGCCAAGGCGAATTGCACGGCGACTGCCGCGTCCCCGGCTGGGTCAAGTGGGGCAAGCTCTTCTACGTCCACAAGCTCAGCAATGCCAAGGACGCGGCCGGTGCCGCCATTGGCAAGACCGCGGCGAACGTTGTCTTCTTCGACACCCATCGGGCCGCCTTCGCCCCGCGGCACCTCCCCGGCGTCGGCCTGATCTCCGCGTGGAATCCCGGCTGTCTCTGCCGCCGGCAGCCCCTCTGGATGAACACCAACCCTACCGGCTGGAACCACGGCTACCTCGTGCGCTTCATCTCGCACACCGGCCTTTTCCAAATGGTAAACGTCTCCATCGAGCACGGCCGCAGCTTCGGCGGCGCCATGTTCCACCGCTGAACCGCATGGGCCTGCTCAAGCAACATGCCGCCCCGCGGCCTGACCGCGTGCCAAAAGGCTTGCTGACCAGCGAGCAATGGGCCGCGATAGAGCAACTCAGCCCGATCACCGCCCAGAAAATGCTGCGCCGCCTCGTGAGGTCGGGCAAATGGATCAGTCGCGCTTACCGCATCCCCTGTGGCGGCGTCATCCGCCCCGTGCCGCATTACGCGCCCAAGAAAGCGGGGGGCAAGGCCGGATGAATTTGGAAGGTAGGAAAGCAGGAACAGCCGAGAGCGCGGAGCCGGTGCGGATCACGCTCGGCGATTTGACCGGCCTGATTCCCCTTCCTGCCTTCCTGCCTTCCAGATTGATTTTCTTCGCGCCTTCGCCCCTTCGCTGTTCAATCCGCGGCCACCATGGACGGCCGCCGCGCTAGGCATGTCGTCGCCGAAGTCCGCCGCCCGTCCGCGCCGCGTTGCCTCCCCGCGGGGAAATCGCGGCGCCGGCCGGATTCAGGCAACTGCCAGCGGCGACTCCACGGCTTCGGCCGTGGGCTCCTTTTTGTATCCCGGCTCCCAGGACGGCACGCAACGCGGCTGGCGCCCGGAGGTCGGCCGCGACATCGCCCGGCTCGTCACGCAATTCCGCCATCGGGCCATGGTGTCCGATGGCCGTTACATCTACACCAGCAGCGGACAGGTCCGCGGCGCGGTGAAGGAGAAGGCCGATTACACCATCGGCTCCGCCTGGCGCCCCGTCTACCTCGGCGCCGACAAGACCTTCGGCGACGCCTTCAACGCCGTCATGGCGCGCTGGACCGAGAACTGCGACCTCCGCGGCCGGCCCTTTTCGCTCGCCCGCAACGCGCACATCGCCTGCAAGTGCTTTGATACCGACGGCGACTTCTTCATCCTGCTCACGAAGAACGAGGCCGGCGAAGCGCGCCTGCAATTCCTGGAGGCCCACCGCGTCGGCTCGCCCTCGGGCGAAACGCTCCTGCCGCTCGACGTGCGCCTGCCCAATGGCCGCCTGCTGAAGGCCGGCAGCATCTTCCTCAACGGCATCGTTTACGACGACTTCATGCGCCCGCTGGCGTATAACCTCGTCAACCCCGACGCCTTCCTGCTGCCCTACAGCGCCCGCGTCCGCGATCAATACCAGTTCCTGCCCGCCGAGTCCGTGATTCATGGCTTCGATCCCGAATGGTATTCGCAAGGCCGCGGCATCCCGAGCCTGATTTACGGCATCCTCGACTGGTATGACCTGAGCGAAATCCGCGAGGCCGAAAAGATTGCCACGAAGGCCACCGCCCGCGTCGCGATGATCGAGAGCAACGAATCCGGCCGCGCCGGCCTGCCGAACGCGCACCTGGCCGCCGGCGCCGGCGTGACCACGCTCGACGACATCGACACGCGCAACAAGGTCATCTCCGCCGGCCTGATCCGTTACTTCAAGGCGAACGCCGGGCACAAGCTCGAAGCCTTCCAGCCCGAGCGGCCGAACCGTGATTTGGCCGACTTCCTCGATCACATTGCCCGCAGCGCGCATCGCGGCCTCGGCTGGCCCATCGACATGCACGACATGAGCAAGATCGGCGGCGCCGCCGTGCGCTCCGTCATGGGCCAGATCCAGCGCAGCGTGGCCCAACGGCAAGACGCCCTCTGGACGCCGCTGCTGTCCGCCGTGCTCTACGCGACCGGCGCCTTCCTGGGCACGGGCGCGCTGCCCTTCACGCGGGATTGGTGGAACCTCGGCTTCACGCTGCCCAGCAAGCCGAGCGTGGACATCGGCCGCGACAGCCAGAACCGCCGCGCCGACGTGGCGATGGGCCTGCGTTCGCTCAGCGAGATCGCCGAGGAAGACGGCAGCACCGCCGAGGAACTGCTCCGCCGCCGGGCCAACGACTGGCTGCTCCGCGACCGCATCGCCACCGAAACCGGCGTGCCGCCCGCCGCCATCTTCAATCCCGACGTCGAGGTCGGCCAACCGATGGAAACCCAAATCACGGTCAACGACCCCAACGAATGACGCCTTACCCCCGCATCGCCGCCGCGCTGATCTCCGCCCGCTGGTGCATCACGCCCGCCGCGCTCGCCGCCATCCGCAACACCTTCGAGGCCGCCTGCGCCGGCCGGCTCCGTGCCGATGAGCACATGCCCATGCCCGGGCAGCCCGACGACTACGAGGAGGCCGAGCCCGTGATGGCCGAGGGCATCCTCGTCGTGCCCGTGCATGGCGTCTGCGCCCGTTACCTGTCCGCGATGGAAACGGACTGCGGCGGCCTGGACCTCAACGACACCGAAGCGACGCTTCGCGAAGCGCAGGCCGATCCGCGCGTGCAGGGCATCGTGCTCCATTTCAACTCGCCCGGCGGCACCGTGACCGGCATCCCAGAGCTGGCGGCCCTGATCACCGAAATCAACGCCACCAAGCCCGTGATCGCCTTCACGGATGCCCAGTGCTGCTCCGCCGCCTACTGGCTGGCGAGCGCCTGCGATTCCATCGTGGTCACGCCCACGGCCGACGTCGGGTCCATCGGCGTCTATTCCGCGCTGGTCGATGAATCGGCCGCCTGGGCGCAGGAAGGCTACAAGCTGGAGCTGATGAAGGCCGGCAAACACAAGGCGATGGGCATTCCCGGCCTGCCGCTGGCGCCCGAGGACCGCGCCCTCATCCAGGCCGAAGTGGATTCGATCTACGCGATGTTCACGGCGGACGTCGTGGCCAATCGCGCCCGCACCGGCGCCCAGGTCGCCGAGGAAACGATGCAGGGGCAGACCTTCATGGGCGGCAGCGCCGTCGCCGTGGGCCTCGCGGATCGCGTCGTGGGCAGCCTCACGGACCTGCTGGCCGCGCTCACCATGGACGGCCGCGCAACTCAGTAACGTCGGAAAACCTCCGCCAAAAATACGATGACCATCTTCGGCAAATCCGCTCGCGACACGTTCCTGATGGCCGCCCTCGCCCAGGCCGGCATCACGGAAGAAACCGTCACCGCCGCGCAGGCGGCGAACAACCTGGCGTTCCTCGGAGCGAAGAGTCCGCAGGAACAGGCGTTGCACAGCGACCTCCTGCAAGCCCGCGAGGAAAATGCCAAGCTCAAGGCGCTCGAAGCCAGCCTCAAGGGCACGGCGATTTCGCTCGGCGCAACTGAGTTTTCCGTGGAAGCCATTACCGCCGCCGTCGAGGCCCGCGAGTCCGCCGCCCGCAAGGCCGGCGAGGACGCCGCCACGCTCCGCGCCGCCAGCGAACTCGCAGCCCGCGGCCACGCGCCCGTCGCCACCGCGCCCGGAGCTGCCGCCGACAACGCCCAGAAGAAACCCGGCGAAGGGCAAAAGGGCCTCGCCAAGGTAATCGCCATTTTCCAAGCCGAGCACGCTGCTGCGCGGCAGAACTAAACCCAAACCAAACGATTCATGCCACACACCCTGCTCGACATCGCGAAGCTGAATGGCTCCGACAAAGTCGTGGGCCTGATCGAGGAGTCCCTGGTGCTTGCACCGGAAATCTCGATCTTTCCCGCCCGCACCATCCGCGGCACGTCCTACAAGACCGTCGTCCGCACCACCCTCCCCACCACGCAGTTCCGCGCCGCGAATGAAGGCGTGACCGGCTCCCAGTCCGCGTTCACCAATCGCCTCGTCGAGACCTTCATCCTCGACGCGCAGATCAAGGTCGACAAGGCCGTGGCCGATGCCTACGAGGACGGCCCCGCCGCGCTCCAGGCCGTCGAGGCCGCGGGCGTCGTCGGCTCCGCGCTCAAGTTGCTCGGCACCCAGATCTGGTATGGCATTGGCACGGGCGGCGATGCGAAGGGCTTCCCCGGCGCCATTGGCATGCACGATTCGACCAACATGGTCGTCGATGCCGGCGGCACCACCGCCGATATCGCCTCGTCCGTCTGGGGCGTGAAGTTCGGCCCGCAGAACGCGCAGCTCGTGCTGGGCAACAACGGCTCGCTGACCATGTCCGACTGGATGGCGCAGCAGGTCACCGACGCCAACAGCAAGCTCTACACCGCGTATTGTTCCGCGCTGACCGCTTACCCCGGCCTCCAGGTCGGCAACGTCTACAGCGTCGGCCGCATCAAGAAGCTGACCACCGACTCGGGCAAGGGCCTCACCGATGCGCTGGTGGCCGACCTGCTCCAGAAGTTCCAGACGAACCTGGGCATGTTCCCCGACGTGCTGTTCATGACCCCGCGGTCGCTGTATCAGCTCCGCGCCAGCCGCACGGCCACGACCCCGGGCGGAACGCCCGCGCCGATCCCCACCGAGGTCTTCGGTGTGCCTATCCAAGTCACCAATCAGATCCGCAACACCGAGGCTCTGACGCTGTAACTCACCCAAGCGACCCCTAAATAACCAAGAACATGGCCAACGAATTCGCCAGAAATCGGCAAGACGCGTCGCTCAATCCTGCGACCTTCGCCCTGCCCACCACGCTGCTCGCCGCGGGCTCCAAACAGAGCGCCGCCATTGACCTCGGCAGCGACACCTACGAGAACGAAAGCTTCGAACTCGAACTGAGCATCCCCGCGCTCAGCTCCACCATCGCCCCCGCGGCCTCGACCGGCGGCGTCACCTACGCCATTGAGTCGGGCACGACCAGCACGTTCACCACCGCCAGCCGGACGATTGTCGCGCAGACTATTGCCGGCAGCGCCAACGGCGTCGCGGCTACCCTGGTGCGCTGCCGCGTGCCGAGCGACTGCGAACGCTACGTCCGCGCCCGCGTCACGCTGGCGACCACCTGCACGGATGCCAGCGCCGTCGCCGGCACCCTCACGATTCGCTTCTGATCGGCCGCCTTCCCGATTGGAACTCATGCCGGCGCCGCCCTTGACTCACGTCGGGGGCGGCGTTTTGGCGGAGATCCCACCGAAGGCACACAGAATGAAGGCATGAACGAAATCGAAGGCACCCCGAAGAAAGTTCCCACGCTCTCCGCCTGCTTCATCGCAGGCAACGAAGCGCACTGCATTGGCAACATCCTGCGCGACATCCGCGAACACGTTGACGAGGTCGTGATCGTCAAGGCCGTAGGCAATCAGATGTCCGATTCCACGGCGCTAGTCGCCCTGGACTGCATCGCGGAAAAGAAGCTGCACCTTGCCGCCTACGGCAACCGCGACGAGACGCTGCCGCACATCGACGACTTCGCCGCGGCCCGCAACAAGTCGTTTTCCCTGGCGGCCAGCGACTGGATCCTCTGGCTCGACTGCGACGACCGCGTGACTCCCGAGAACATGGCCCGCATCCGCGAAGCCATCGCCACCGTGCCCGACGACGTCAACGCGCTCTTCTGCTCCTACGCCATCGCCGACAAGGGCTCCGTCATCCTGCGCGAACGCCTGATCCGCAACGGCAAGGGCAAGTGGCGCGGCGCCATCCACGAAACCTGCGTCGTCGA